TTATAAAAAGCCTAGGCTTTACCGTTGAAAATGGTCAGCCTAACTTTATTGCGCCAATTGGTGATGAGAACTTTATAGCGACTGAAAATCTACTCGATATCACGACCGAAAGTGATGTATTTTTAATTGAAGAAGATAGCCCAGATATTTTAACCGCAACCTTTGGCGAAGGCTCAGAGGCAATTGATTTGTGCATTTCACGTGATGGGGGCGAGTCCTTTGGTAGCTCGGTTCGTCAATACATGAACCCAGTGGGCAAAAGAAAATCACGGTTTATTTTTCAACGTTTAGGCCAAGCCAATGATGCCTGTTTTCAGATTAAATTTATAGGCTATGGGCGCTTTATAGCTCTTGATGGTGTTATAGAAACCTACATGTAAGGAAATACCATGGCTTTAAATCAGGAATTAAGAATACCAAACCTACCTACCGGAGCAATGACGGATAAGGATGGGATGCCAACCAATGACGAGCTAGTCTTTCGACAAAACCTCGTTACCTCTTTGCAAAACAACTTTGGCAGTGAGGGCTTAATCGCCCCAACGCAGACTAATGCAGCTGCACCAGATAATTTTATAAAGCAGATACAAGACTTTCAATTGCCAAATGGTCAATATACCTGCGGATTTGGACGGTTTCTTTATGATGCAACTAACAATAGAATGTTAGTAAGTATTGATGGTGGTGCGGGTGTTCCTGCATTCATGGAAATAACGTTAGCGGCCCCTGTACCGCCAGTATAATATTAAGGAATTATCATGGGATTTTTAAGTTCAATTAAAAACATGTTTTTTGGTTCCAGTCCATCAGCATCGGCCAATCGCTATCTTGACCAAATCCCTGATCAAATGAGCCCTTATTACCAACCATATATGGATGCTGGGAAAGAATCTCTAGGCACATTAAAGGGGCAATATGGTGATTTGATTAATGACCCTGGGCAAAAATACGCAGACCTAGGCAAAGGCTACAAACAATCGCCTGGTTATCAATACAAGCTACAGCAAGCGCTAGGTGCTCAAGCTAATGCGCAAGCTCGTGGTGGCATGCTTGGAACACAGCAAGACCAAACCTATGCAGCACAAACAGCAAACGACATTGCATCACAAGACTTTAATGATTACATGGATAAAGTCACTGGATTGTATGGCGAAGGCATTAAGGGTGAACAAGGTCTTGAAGAGCAAGGCTATGATGCCAATACCAGTTTTGGAAATATGGTTGGCTCTATCTATGGGCAAAAAGGTCGTAATGCATATGATGAGCGCCAGGCTGAGAATGCGCAGCGTGCCAAGATGTGGAGCGATGTATTTAAAACTATCGGTGGCATGGGCATGCCTGGTGCTTAATCTAAATTATAGGAATCTATTATGGCTATAGGATTTTCATTAGGCGAGCAATGGCAGCAACAAACCCCTGAGGGCGCAACAGGTATGCCCAGCTTTTATGATGCCCTGCATGAAGGGATTATGAATATTGGTAAGCATGCTGAGTCGCGGGCTAAGCCTAAAATGCTTTCAGAGGATTTATTGGCAAAGCAGCTATCAAATCGCATCAATCGAATTAAAGGCGATTATGAAGAACGCAACCAGATTGCTAATTTAAATAGCGTCAATGCTGGTACTGGGCTTACTTCGCAAAATACTTTAAAACAGAGAATTTTAAATCAATTTTTACCTCAAAGAGAGCAATCAGAAATAAGGGGCTTAGATATCGATGCTCGGTACAAAAACACCCTTGCAAATCAGCTAAACAATGCTTTGAATCAAGAAAATACTATAAACGACTTATTGGCTAACAATAGCCAAGGAGCAGGTAACAATAGTCTTAAGCAGAATATTAATTCATCCATGCAAGGCGGTGAAAAAAGTATTGTTGAGACTGGAAATCCTGAATTGTATAATCTTGATGAAATGTATGATAACTATCCTCAACTGCGTAAAAAATTAGAAGAGCGCGGCATAAAAGGCAGTCAAGAGGTTAAATTTGACCCAAAAACAGGAATAACAACTACAATCAACCGCAAGCCTAGTGGAAAAGTTGTTGTTACTCAATCCGGTGGCTCTGACGGCGAATTCAGTCAAAACACTAACGCCATTAAAACAGCAAATCAAAAAACAATAAACTCAATTGTAAATGCTCGACCTATAATTAAGAAGCTGATTAAGGATACTAAATCCGGTAATGTTCCAGGCCAAATGATTGGCCAATATTTTAGTCCTGATAGACAAGCAGCATATATGTCCGATGTCATTCAGTCGGGTGATACGCTAGCAGGCGCATTTAACTATCCAAATACTGAGGGTGGTTTAAATCAAGCTAAAGCTACTGTTTTGCGCCAACCAAGAGAAACTGATGCGGGCTACATAAAGAGGCTCAAATCATTATTAAAAGATATGGACGCAAGAGAGCTCAATGCAAAATCAGTTCTAAATAAAGGGACCAATAAAAAACCAGTAGCCCAAATTGATACTAGCAAATATGATTTGCCGGAAGGTTCGGTTATTCTTTATAAAAAAGGGGTTGGATATGCATTCCCTCAAGAGTTAGTGCGGGAAAAATTAGATAAGGGGTATACCTATGAATGATGATTCTCAATACCTACTATCTAATTTTAGAAAAGATGATGATTCACGATATAGACTTTCTAATTTTAAGAAAAAAAAGAAATCAGATGAAGATGGTATTTTAAGCTCTATCGGCTCAGGCGCAAAACGATTCGGCAAAAACATCGGCATCGGTATATCTGAGCTAGGACGCAATCTTGCCAACACGCCCCACAATCTAGCTAATTTAATCGGCCAAGGGGATAATGTTGCAAACCTAGTTGACCCTGAGTTTGATTACGCCAAAGCATTTGGGATGGATGAAGAAGCAACGCTAGGCGACAAGCTAACCCGCGGGCTTAGTCAATACGGGCCGGCGTTTGCTCTTCCCGGTGTCGGATTAGGTCGAGCAGGTGCGGCAATAGGCTCTCTTGGTCGCGGTGGTAAGTTCTTGCAAGGAGCATTAGAACAAGCCGTGCCACAAGCCGCATTTGGCGCAACACAAGATGAAAACCCATTGAGAGGTGCTGCTGAGGGTGGTATAGGTAGCGTGGCAGGTAGCGCATTAGGCGCAGGATTAGAGAAGGGTTTTAATGCCTTGCGTCCTTCTAAAATGTTTAAAAGCCCTTTAAGCAAAAAAGAATTAGCGCGCTCTTATGGGCAAGCCGAAGGTACAAACACTGATTTAGGCAATATAATTCAAAATCCAAAATTACAACGCCTATATGAAAACGTGTTGCCAAAACATACTGGTATAACTTCGCTTAATATGCAAAAAACAGGTCAACAAATTGTAAAGAAAGGCGAGGACTTAATGTCCAAATTGCTTGGCAAGAATAGCCCTGATAATGCCCCAGAACAGTTAACAAACTTATTAACTAAAGAGTTCGAAAAACATCAAAAGATGAAAAATGAGCTTTATGATAATGTTGATCAATTAGCTGAAAAACATGGATTAAAGTTAAGACTACCATCATTTGCAAAAGAGGCGAATAAGTATAAATCTGCAATCGAAGATACTCAATTATTAAAGCACGAACCTGAAGCGAAGAAAATTTTGTCTAAGCTTTATAATTATGAAAACCCAACCACCACCACAACAACTAAAGGCCTATTGGTTGATAAACAGGGTAAACCATTATCCGAAACGACAAAAACAGAGGCTCCGACATTAAAAGAAGCTAATTTATTAAAAGGGATGATGGGTCGATATTCTAAAAGCTATGCAAAGTCACCTGATGCCGATAAACGCAATATGGCCAATATTTTTAAAAGCCTTCATAGGTCTTTGAAAAAAGATATATCAGATGAGATTGACGCATCCGGCAATGAAGCAATTAAAACTGCATACAAAAAAGCAGAAGAAAATTACGGCAAGAATTTCTCACCGTTTTTAGACAGGGATGTGTACAAATTTGTATCAGGAAATGCAGACCCTGAAACAATAGTCTCTAAATTTATTACGCGATCAAATTCTAGTGATTTGGCCGGAAAACTTGCGAAACTTGCAGATAAATTAAAAACACAAACAAAAACTCAAGATTCTGGGTCGTCAAATTTGCTAGCATATAGTTACCTCTCTCGTGCGATAGATAATGAGGGCAATTTCAATCCAGCAAAATTTGCCACATCAGTTAAAAATTTAGGTCCAAATCAATTAAAAACTCTTTTCCCAGACAAAGCCATAAGAAAAGAAGTGGTTAATTATAAAGCATTGGTTAATAAAAATCCACGCTCTTTGCAAGTAATGTTTAACCCATTGACTGGACAAGTAAATTCCGACTTGCATCCCAATGCTTTGGCTCATTTGATTGGTGGATTGGCTGGCTTGGGAACTGGCGGTGGAGTTGGCGCGGTTGTTGGTGCTGTTGGTGCACCTATCTTAAAATCAAAAGTAGCTCAATTTGCAACTAAGAAATTAACTGATCCAGAGTACAGGAAAGAATTCGTCAAAGCATTGATTAGCGGCAAAGATTATGAGCTACCAAAGACCGCCAAGAAAGCCCTAGAAAAAGGCTCTGCAATGACTGCTGGACTGTCAGGAAAAGACAAAGAACAAAAGCCAATTGAGTTAACACTTACCAAAGGGCGAAAACGCTAAATCATTGATAAAAAAGGCGCTAACGCGTAAAATATTTAACATTGCACAAGATAGGATGAACGATGGCATTTCCAGACGATCGGTATATTTACGCACCACCCATTCAAACCTATTTTGTGGACAAGGACACGGGTTTCCCTTTAGCGGGTGGCACGGTCACATTCTATCGTGATGTTGCTAGAACCACGTTAAAGCCGATTTACCAGCAAGTCCAGGCATTAAACAACGAGTATGAATTCGTAGAATTGCCAAATCCTATCACGCTAACCTCGGTAGGAACCTATGACGATGGTAATGGGACAGACATTAACGTCTACCTATACCCGTTCACTGGAAAGCCTACAGACCCCACACAAGGCGTTTTAGACCTATATTACATTGAGGTTGAATCCAGCACAGGCGTTGCCCAAGAGACTCGCGAAGCATGGCCGCCTAATGCATTGAATGAAACTGAAGACACGAGCATCAATAACGGTGTTAACGTTATTTTAAACCCGCAGTTTGTTGATGTGAGTTTTATACCAAATCCAGCCACTGGCGCATATGCATTTAATGTAAGCACAGCAAATCAGGTGACCAGTATTGCCCCTGGGTGGGACATAGTAACTTCGGGAACTGGAATAGTTACGATTGCACAAATTGCAATTACTGATACTGCGGCACCAAGCAATCCACCCTATGCATTAAATATTCAAGTTGGAACAGGTGTTACTTCATGCCAACTAAGACAACGAGTTTACAATAGCCCAAGATTTTTAAAAGATGAGATTGTATCGGGCACTTTCATCATTAAAGCAAATACAAGCGCATTACCGTTTATCACATTAAATTATCAACCATCAAATTCAACAACTGCGCCACTTATCACTATTTGTTCAGGCTCACCAACAGGGTCAACATTTGTGACTATTGCAAATACAGTCGGTGTTCCCATTAGCATAACCAACCCTGATGCAGCAACGACTGGTTATGTCGATTTTTATCTTGATATCCCGACTCTAGCGGATATTCAAATATCGAGTGTGCAAGTGGTTTCTGTTGCAAGCTCTGAGATAATGATGCCGTTCCTCGAGCTATCCACGCCAATACAAGTTAATGGCGAATACTTTTATGACCGAGATAATTTAATTTACAAGCAAGTTCCTAGCTATTTGGTTGGATGGGATTTCCCTTTAAACCCGGCACAAGAAAATGGACCCACTGTTGCAGCCAGTGCGATTGGCGCAAACAAATCAAAATACGTTTGGGACCAAACTATTGTTTTTCAAGGCGCAAACAGCGGGGTTGGTGTTACAGCCGCAGCAGCGGGTCAATTAGTCCTAACGGCCGCAGCAACAACACAAATCGGACTTATCCAATATTTGCCACAAACTATCGCACGAAAGGTTTTAAACGCGCCTATATGCGCCAATATTTCTGCTAAAGCATCCATTAATACCAAGGTAACTGTTTCATTATGGTATACAGTAGACGTAAGTTTGCCAGTCGCTACCGCAGGGACTAACAATTCTTTAGTTTTGACATTAGATGCAAACGGCAAGCCAGCTACATTTAATGGCACATGGTCTGAAGTCCCTAATTTAACGCATCAAAATTCGTTTATTATTGAGCCTAACACCACCACTAATTTCAATGATTACCCAATCACCGGATGGGATATGCAAGGTATTGCGGCATGTGACACTGCAACATTCTTCGCAATTGTGATAGGAACCGAATCAGTAGCTATAACCAACACGCTTACTTTTAATTCTGTCTCTCTTCAAGCGGGCGGAATACCAACAAGGCCAGCCCCTCAAACAATTGATGAAGTACTTAGGGAATGCCAATATTATTATGAAACATCGTTTGCACCTGGCAGTGTTGCAACGGCAACACAGTTAAACAGCATTCTTGCGCCTATGGACCCTATAATTAGCGGTGGTACTAATTTTTGTGAGCCAAATGGTTTTGGCGTGAACTATGTCGTAAGAAAGCCCGCAGTTCCAAACCTAGTACTGTACTCAGGGACATCAACCACCGCGGGAAAGGTTCAAGCCTATGTAAGCAATGGTGGAGCGCCTGCTACTGCTGAAGCAGATTTAGCAACCTATTTTACCCAGCAAAATGCTGGCGTTGGTAGCGCAAATTATTATGGTTCAAGCGGAAGCATGGCGGCTATTATCGCTGGAGCATCAATTTCCGCTCATATTTTATATCAATATGTTGCTGACGCTCGTTTGGGTATTGTTTAAAAACTAATTTTAACTAAGGGATATTATGCCTACTAAGTTCTTGATGAGTCGCGATGTTGCTGGATACAACGGCTTTGGCCTACCTATGACCCTAGACGCTGTAAGCGGCATAATGGCGGCTGGCGTTGCGCAATCGGTGGCTGTGCCAGACACATACCCTAATTGGATTGCCATATTCACCTATACCCCTGGCGCATCGGTTTGGGTTGATACCTTTACAACCGCAGTCGCACCGACTGGAGCATTCTCAGCAACCACAAGCGAGTTAAATCCAGCTGCACGATTTGTAAAATCAGGCGATGTGCTTAGTTTAATTACGTCTGATATCACAAGCCCCGCAGTTAGTATATTATTTTACGTAGCCCCACCATTCGGGAACTAATATGGGGATTTTTAATACTGGCTTGGCGATGGACCCAGTTAATAATCCACTGGTCCACTCACCATTTGACCAAGGAAATAGCAACATCATTCCACCACCTGGCGATGCTTTAGATTTAGTAACAGAGGATGGTATGTTTATATTAACTGAGGCCGGTGATTTCCTAACCACGGAGTAACAATAAATGGCACAAATCAAAATTAGTGCGTTAGGCACTGGAACGCCAAAAGGCACAGACCTAACCCCAGCGGTAGACACTACAGATACAACACAAGGTCCAGCCGGTTCAACTAAAAAATACATTCGAAGCGATGAGTTTAATTATTATATGGGCGCTCAAAGTTATGCAACGCTTTCTGCTGCTCGTGTAGCGACTCCAAGCGCGCTGACTGTAACGTATGCTAACGGTGTTTTAGGTGTCGGTGCAACATTGACTAACGCAGGTGCTCAAGCGCCACTATCGATTGATGGGGTGTCTTTGGCGGTGTCTGATAGGGTGTTGGTTTGGAATCAAGCCTCAGCGCTTGAAAATGGTATTTATACCGTCACCACAGTCGGGACCGTTGCGACCAACTGGGTAATGACTCGCGCCACTGATTATGACCAAGCCGCAGATGTAGCTTATGGTCAAATCGTTTTAGTCAACCAAGGCGCAACCTACACCGGGCAAGCATTCCAACAAATAGCCCCTGGTGCATTTACCATAGGTACAACAAGCATCGTGTTTGAGGAATTTAATCCTGCTCGTGCAACTGGTGGAATTGTTGGTGCGACCATATCAGGAACAACCCAAGCAGCGGCTTTAAATACTAGATACATTGTTGCAAATGCTGCACAAACCACAATTACCTTGCCCGCAGCGTTTACGGTTAACGATGTTATTATTATTAAGGGCTTGGGCGCTGCTGGCTGGATTCTGCAAGCCGCAACTGGTGATACGATTAATTGTGGTACGCAAACCACTTCTTCAGGCGGTACGCTGACATCAGCCGCAGGAAGCGACACCGTGCAAGTTTCTGGATTGGTTAATAATACCACTTGGGGTGTTGATTATACATTTAGCTCAGGTTTAACGGTGGCATAATGGCGACTAATAACGTTATAAACAATGCATTTGCTGATAATTTTACAGCACCTAATAAGGTGAGTAAAAACCTCATGCCTGCTGGGAATTTTACGACTAATCCTTGGCAGGCTGGAACTAGTTTTACAGCTTCCTCACCAAGCTTGCGTTATGCGGATCGGTTTCGATACACTAGATCCGGTGTAATTACTGCAGTTTTTGATATAATAAAAGATAGTGACTCGCCAACAGTTGCTGAATCAGGAATATTATCAACTAGCTGTGCTAAATTTTCATGCACTACAAGTCAAACTACTATAGCCGCAAGTGATGCAATATTTAGTACTTATGGTATTGAAGGGTATGATTTTTCCACGATTGCTCAAAGACCGTTTACCTTGTCATTTTGGGTTAAAAGTAATGTAACGGGTGTTTACTGTGTTTCTTTTAGAAATAGCGCTAATGATATTTCTTATGTATCAGAATATACTATTAATGTTGCAAACACCTGGGAAAAAAAAATTATAACAGTGTCTGCAAGCCCAAGCGCTGGTACATGGAATTATACAAACAGTTTAGGTTTATCAATAAATTTTATTATGTCATGCGGTACTACATTTCACACAGCTTCGCCAAATACATGGGTTTCGAGCAACGTTCTTGCGACCGCAAATCAAGTTAATTTTGCAAGTTCAAATACTAATACATTTCAATTTGCATTAATACAATTAGAATCTGGAACAGTTGCTACGCCTTACCAGGAAATTGACGCTTCCGAGGTTTTGAAATATTGTCAGCGTTATTATTTGAAATCATTTATACAAGGTACTGCGCCTGCACAAGCAACAGGTTCAATATTAGGATCACTTATTTACAGAGTTACTAATGGTACGGCAGTTACTTTTAATGGCGGCTATATAATTTTCCCTGTGACCATGAGATCAACTCCTACGGCAACTTTTTATAATCCAATAACCGCAACTGCTAATTGGTACAATTTTACTAATTCCGCAGATTCAGGAGCTGCCGCGATAACTCCTTCAAATCTTAATGATCGCGCTGCGGCATTGAGATGCGCACAACAAGTTAGTGATATACCAGGCGATACACTTTGTATTCATTATTTGTTTGTATCAGAAATATAAGGATTATTCATGGCTTCTAACAATATGCTCAATAATGCCTTTATTAGCGATTTTAATGCGCCCAATAAAGTAACAAAAAATCTAATAATCGGTGGGGATTATTCAAAAAATCCATGGCAACGTGGCACAACTTTTACAGGCATTGCAACTGCAACTTATTGCGCTGATAGAGTACGCGCAGATTATGTAAGTACGGCTGTAACCGATATAACCAAAACATCTGACGCACCAACTGTTGCACAAGCTAGTATTTATACAAGCGATTGTTTAAAAGTAAACGTGACTACAGCGGATGCAAGCATTGCGGCAGGCGACTTTTACACTGTTAGCCAGCGCATTGAAGGCTATAACTTTGCCAACATTGCGCAACGCGCGTTTACCTTATCGTTTTGGGTAAAAGCAACCAAAACAGGAACCTACTGTGTTAGTTTTGTAAACTCTGGAACTGATAGGTCATATGTTGCAGAGTATACCATTTTAGTGACCAATACTTGGGAAAAGAAAACTATTACAGTAAGTGCTTCACCAAGTGCTGGTACATGGGATTACACAAACGGAGTTGGTTTAAGCGTTCAATTTGCCCTAGCTTGCGGCTCGACTTTTCAAACTACAGCCAACACATGGCAGACCGGTAATTTTAAAGGGACATCAAATCAGGTCAATGCTTTGGATACTATATCTAATGTATTTCAATTGGCTTTAGTTCAAATTGAGGCTGGAACTGTTGCAACGCCTTTCGAGATGAAACTTGAATCCGAGGTAATTGGTCTTTGCCAAAGATATTTTCAAAAAACATTTTCACAAGGCACTGCACCTGCTTCAGCAACTGGAATCATTTTAGGATCTTTGTTATATCGTGCCAGTGTAGCGGGTATCAATGGAAATGGTCAGCTATGGACTTTTTGCTGTGTAATGAGAGTCGCACCATCAATTACTTTTTTTGGTACAGTAAACGCAGGGACAAATTGGTATAATTCAAGTGCTGGCGCTACTTCTGGAGCATCAAGTGCTGTTGGCATAGGTGATCGCTCTATGTATGCTGCCAATCCTCAAATTGTAACCGATACAGTAGCAGCAAATATGCAAATCCACGCAACAGCAGACGCGGAGTTATAGATATGTACGCAAAAAGTGAAGATATGATAATCAGGTTATCCGATACAGCTTGGATTCCTTTGGAGCCAATGAACACAGATTATGCAGAATTCTTGCAATACCTAGCTGCTAATAATCTGACACTAGATGATATTCCAGAATATGAAATTTAATCACATACTAAAAGGATTTCAAAAATGCCTATTTTAAACATTGAAACGACACAAACCGGCTTATCTGGCGTCTTGCCACGATGGGTTTATATTTTAACCAATGATACTTTAGCCGAAGTTATGGCAACAGGTTATCTTAACAAGTCTGTACAGAGTGGCATGGCATCATTTAGCGATGCACAATGCGCTTTAGTGGCTGTTAAGACTTCCGAAAGCTCAACTGTGACTAATGTAGTTATGCTTGAAATTTCAAAATCTGGCGCTGATTGGTCATTGGTTGCAAGTCCATCCCCAAGTGGTCAATACTTTACAAAAGACATTACGGCGACAGCAGCGGCTTTGGCTACTGCGGGTAAAGTGAACGTGCAATCTGCGATTACTGGTGCTCAGTTTAAAGTGCGCAATATATTTGTAAATTACGGTGCTGCGGGCTTATCTGGCGGTGGTGGTGACAGACTATTAAGTCTTACCGATGGAACAACAGCATACAACAATGCGGGTATTACTGCGGCATTGCTGGGAACACCAGTTAATACCGTTTGGGGTGGTAGTGGGAATCCATTAGCTGGAACTGTTGCGCAAAATACGTCTACCGCAGCAGGCGCACAACTGTATTTACAATATGCGGGCGGGGCTACCGATTACACCACCGGCTCTGTAGTTATCACTGTTGCTTATGAGCGAGTAGCCTAATTATGATGGACTTAATCCAAGGAAAAGCACAAGAGTTGGTTGATTTGTGCGAAGGGAAAGAAGAGAGAGAAAATATTTTAATTGAAGCATTAGACCAATTAAAGCGACTTTTGCAACTAGCAAGCGGCATTGCCCCTGAAGCGGTACAGGTAGGTAGTGAAGTCATCGATGTTGCTAAGGAAGTTGTTGAATTAGTCGAGGCAGTTGTTGATTAAACAATAGATTAAGCTTTAATTTTTGCTATAATGTGTTGGTTGATTGTCTAGTCCATTCCAGTCCATACGATCAGCCAAATCAAGCTAGGTTTCTCCTAAGCCGAATGTACTCCGAGGGGGTACGCGCTTGATTTCGAATTTAATATTTAACGGTTTTTGTTTTTGATGATGAAGATTTAATAACTGTAAATATGCGATGACGATTAGTAAGCGAAAGCTAGTTTAAAAGTCAAAGCATAAGGTGTTTGGCCGTTTTGCCTACAAAGGTTAAGCCTAAAAAACTTTTCACTGAAGCAATTAAACGGCCACCATTTGCCAATTATCTGCTATATTTAAATTGTGGCTTTGGTTTTCCGCTCTCCCTCTCTTCTCTTTTTTCCAGAGCCACACCCTAAAAGGGGGTTATCATGACTTTCTTTAATAAAGCGTTTAAATGGTTCTTAGCATCCAATATCTTAATAAGCTCTCTCTTTGTTTTTAACTTTTACGCAGTATTCGATGACCAAGCGATGGACGGTGCGCAATGTTATGCGCTGTTTAAATCCAATAGCATGCAAATATGTTATGATTTTAAATACAGGGATTTAAACTTTTGCCCGATTGATGATATGAGGGGATTTTATCGTGGACAATTTGATAGCTCTATTGAAAAGCCATGAAGGTTTTAGCTCTTATGCATACCCTGATTCTTTGGGTTATTGGTCTATAGGGTACGGCAAATGCATTGATAAGCGCATTAAGTGCGGCATTTCTATTAAAGAGGCTGAGTATCTTTTAATGAATGAGATTGAGCGCTCTCAAATTGAGTTAAGTCATTACGATTGGTTTAATGAAATGGACAAGGTACGCAAAGAAGTTCTTATTGAGCTGCATTTTAATATTGGGCTTACTAAGCTACTTAAGTTTGAAAACATGATAGATTCCCTTAAAAAAAGGCGCTATGGCGATGCAGCAGCGCACATGCTTGATTCACAATGGAGACAGCAAGTTGGTGATAAACGTTCCGGCAACATGGCTAGTCGCCTTGCTACGGGTAAATATTGATGGCTGCGTCCGAATCACAAGAACAAGTCGCTTTAATGGATTGGTTAAGGCTTCAACATCCTGAAGTGGCACAGCACACCATTTATATTTGTAATGAAGCGGTGCGAAGTCCACGCACAGGCGCATTGTTTAAGCGTAAGGGATTGATGCCTGGAGCTTCCGATTTGTTCATAGCATGGCCTAATGATACCTATCATGGTCTTTTTATCGAGCTTAAGACAAAAATAGGCATTGTATCGCCTACACAAAAAGAATTCTTGATGCGCATGAATGCAAAGGGGTATCTTGCTCGCGTGGCTCGGGGTGCTGATGAGGGTATTGAGATTATTAAGGATTATCTTGGATAGATTCTTTTTTCAACCTCGTCATTATTTCATCGATTAAATACTCTTCGATCTCGCATAAAATACGATCTTTAATTTTTTGTTCCAAACGATAAGTAAGCACGGAAAAATCTTGCATTATTTGTGCTTTAACTTGGCCAAGCTCTATATTATCTAGCATCTTTATCCTTGTAAGGTGACAACCTGTGAGAATCGGCTTTGATTCATGTATTGATTTTATTAAAGAGTATCTTAAACAAGCCAGTTAAAGCACTGGCGGGCTGACCTTTTCTCGATATTTAAAGAGGTAGTATTAAAACT